GAACAGTGCAGGTGCTCTACCTAAGTCACGACAAGCTTACCAAAATATTATAGGTGAATATGAGCAGAATAGTAACCAAGCCGGGCCTACCAACAATCCTAGTGGGGCATCCACCAATGGCACAAGCCCCAGCGCAGGGAAAGCCCAGCAACTCTCCCGCAAAACCACAACCAAGGCCAAAATAAAATTTGACCGTAGTCGAAGAATCTTAGAAGGATTTCTACGACAGCACAACACACCCAACAGAGAGTTACCACCTGTTGGGGATTTACTAAGCCAAGACCTACAGAACATCAAGCCAGAGCATCTATCAAAATATCAACAGTTGATTCCAGATGCGAAGTGGTCAGACATAGAAGGCGCTGTAACTTCACTGCAACAAGATCCTAGCCTCTATGACGATATGACTAGTGAATCTAACCGCAAAGAGATGTACTGCAAAGAACATGCGCGAACAGTATTACAAAGCAGTGGTTTAAAAAAGTTAATAGATAGCCTGCAAGTGCAAAAAATGATACCTGAACACGCACAGCACTTGATAGAAGACGCTAAAGATGGCGATTACTTTTCATTAGAAGCCATCAGTTCAGAGCTAAAACATGGTGTACCTTCACTGCGGGCTTTTGCGAAAGCCGCAGAGAAGGAGTACAACAAAGCAGGAAAGGTGTGGGATAAAATGCGAACACAGCCACAGCCACAAAAGTTTGCTAAATCTGAACACGCTAAAGATCAGTACCGTGCAGGTAAACACGGTGTAACCTTCCGTGGAAGAAACTACAACGGTGGACAATTTGCACCAAAAGACGATGGTGTAAAACGATTTGAAAAAGACTCCAACCTAACACACATGATTAGAAAACTGCGAGGAGCTTAATGGAAGAAATGATTGTTAAACACCATGTTCCCATTCTGGACGAGCATGAGCTTAAGGATGGTAAGGGGAATGTGGTGATCCGGCTCGACCAGAAGAAACTATCAGAGATAGTTAAGGTTAACAATAAGCGCATGGGTACTACTGGTGACGAGATACCACTTGTCATAGGGCATACCAAAGATGATGCCCCTGAAGGTGAACAACCTGAGATTGTTGGATACGCTACTAACCTAAAGGTTGAGCCATTCTTCAAAACAGGAAGAAAGTGTATCACAGCAACTTTTAAGTTCTTCAAACATGCTGCTGATAAAGTTCGTGGTTTCCCAAGGAGATCAATAGAGCTTTGGCTTAGTGATTACAAGATAGACCCGATTAGTTTGCTCGGCGCAACTACACCAGAACGGGATCTTGGACTTCTCCGCCTGTCTAAAGGTGGAGTTAAAAAATATCAAAGGACTATAGGAATGAATGATCAACAAGGCATTATTGACGGTGTGTTAGCTGGACTCCAACAAACGGATGTTTGGCAATTTCTTACACAACTCTCACAGCAAGGTGGTGAAGCACCACCTGAGGAAGGTGGTATGCCACCTGATGGTATGCCCGGTGAAGAAGCTCCTATGCCTGAAGAAGGCATGGATCCTGGCATGGGTGAAGAACCACCTATGGATGATGGTATGGGCGAAGAGCCTATGCCAGAAGAAAGCATGGAAGAAGAACAACCTGTCCAAGCTAGTCGTGGTAAACGCTACGACAGAATTAAACTATCCAGGGTAGAACAAGAAAACCAACTTCTTCAAAAAGAAATCCAAAACATCAAGATTAAATTCCAGCGTGCAGAGCGGGAGAAAGATCTTATTGAGTTGGAAGCAGAAGGTTACATGCTAGACCGTGGCGAAGAGCTATCCTTGGTGCAATCTCTTCCTGAGAACACCTACAGGGCGCACTTGCAAATCATTCGTAAGAGGTATCAAAAAGCACCTATTGGTGCACGAGCCTCCTACTATCAAGAATCTAGATCTGGTGGGGCGCGTGGCCGTACCAGAGACGAAGTGAACGAGGCTATCAATTTTGCAACATCTAACGGCATTAGCTACCAAGAGGCACTTGGAAAGATTAATGCTGAAAAAGTACTTTAACTAGGAGAATAATTCATGCCTTTGTACAATCCAGCGTTTTTGGCAGGTGGTGATATCTTCCCAGCAAGATTTGTGACAATCTCTGGGGAATTCACTGTTTCACAAGTGAGTGCTATTACTCAACCAATCATTGGTGTATCTCAAGAAGGTACACTTGCTCCACCTAATCTTGCTAACCTTTTGGGTGGCACTGAGAGTGGTGTAGCTGCCAGTGCAGGTAAATCACTAAAGGTGTTTGGCCTAGGTGATGTGTGTATGGTGCTTGCAGGTGGTACTATCACCGCTGGTGCCAAAGTAAAATCTGGAACAGACGGAAAAGCACTTACCATTGGTACTGCTGCTGGAACACATCAAGTAGGTGGTACTGCACTTAACAGTGTAGTTTCCGGTGAAAAAGTTTTAATCCAAGTAAACCCACATGTAGTGGTAATTTCGTAATAACCCTGTAATTTAAGGAACAAATATCATGGCAGATTTCGTATCTAGTGCAGCACAATTTCCAAGTGGAACAAACACATACATCCCTAGCTTTGACGCTACGGGACAACTTGTGGTATCGTTCTCACGCAATCCTAAAGACTTTGCGTTGAACAAGTATATCACAATCACCCCTGTAAAAAAGAGTTCAGGATACTACCTGAAGCTTAATGCAGAACAAGCTGGCCGTGTTGCTTATAGCGATCTTAAAGATCATGTATGGCACGATGGTAATGACGCTCCACACGGCGAATGGAATAATGAAAAGTTTGAGTGGTTGAACTTCAACACTCAACGCTATGTATTCCCATTCAGGTTAGGCTATAAAGCTGTTGATCAAGCTGACTGGAAGATTGTAGCTTCCTATAGCGCGATCAATGCACAACAAGCTATGACCGCACGAGTGGTTAAAGTTTGGGATAAATTGCAATCCGCAGTTGGTTCTGGCATTAATGATATTGCATCTGTTAACTGCAATACCGCTGGAAACGACTTTACTGGTGGATCATTCCTTGTGGATGGTGACTCCGGTGATATTGCACAAGGCACTTCTAAAGGACCTGTGTTCAAGAAGGCACTCAATGCAGTTGCCCGAAAGATCAACAAGGACACCCTTGGTGCATGTGGCCCTAAAGAAATGTGCATGATTATCAACCCAACTGTTGCTGATGCACTTTCGAGGTCTAAAGAATTGCACACTTATCTTAAAGAGTCTCCAGTAGCTCTAGCACAGATTCGTGGTGATTCTGAAAGCATCAACGGCAAGTACGGTTTGCCTGATAAACTTTATGGTTACGACATTATTGTTGAAGATGTCGTAAGGGTTTCCAACAAGAAGGGTGCTACCAGAGCAACCGACTATGTGTTGGGAGACAATGAAGCGTGGATCCTTGCACGCCCAGGTGATTTAGTTGGATTTGAAGGTTCGCCTTCATTTTCTACTGTACACCTCTTCGCATATGAAGAGATGACTGTAGAACAAAAAGATGATCCAGATAATCGCCGCATCAATGCGCGTATTGTAGAAGATTACGGCGTTGAAATTGTTGCACCTATCACTGCGTTCCGATTTAACAAAGTCGTGACAGCGTAATGGCACATGCAACAGTATCTGATCTTCTGATGCGTTACGACCTCCGTAGAATTGGTGATCTTGTGCTAGACACAGATCAACGAGCTACTGCGGAGGAACTAGCCGGAAACAGCACAGCAGGGGTGGTCGTACAGACCGCCCTTTCTGATGCATCAGGTATGATCAATAGTGCAATTCTTGCAGGTGGAAGGTACAAACTTGAAGACCTGCTATCTATGACTGTAGATTCTAAAGCCTACCTTAAAAGACTATGTTGCGACCTAGCATATGGATTATTGATTTCTAGGCGTGGGTATGGCGGCGCTGACTTAGATGCAATGACATCAAGGTCTAAAGAAACAGAAGCTATATTAGAACTATTGCGTACAGGCGAACGCATGTTTGAAATAGAAAAAAACGAACAAGCCTCAACACCACAACAAGCACAAATAAGTAAAAACATTGCTTTGTTTTCTCAAGAACTAGACAGGTACTTTGGTATCAGGCAATCATCATCAAACGAATATTTCAACCCAAGGAGTTAAAATGGCACAAATTATTACTACAGGGCCAGCACATATTTTTGTTGGAAGATCGGCACTTGATGTTGACCTTGAATCTTTAGAGTACTTAGGAACATGTCAGAAAAGCCCCGGCATTACTATTCAAACTCTAAAAGAAGATGTAATGAATGATATCGGTGGTGAAACACCGATATCATTTACTAACCAAGGTCAGATCGGACAAATTAAACTAACATTAAACAGATACGATGAATCTGTATTTGCAAAAATCGCAACAGGTTTATTTAGCGATGGTTTAAACCGTGGTGAAATATCACGAGCACAGATGGGTGCACTTGCACAAGGTATGGGGTTTGACTTTGATTTGCTGTTTTACTTCCCATTCCACCAAGGTTTTCTTTCAGGCAGTACATCATCTACTCACACAACTTCACATCCTGAAGGTATTCATTTTACCTCTGTAGTACCTACTAAAGAGAAGTTATCAGAGATGGGCACTCGCGCGCGCACAGTGTCTTTAGAGCTTAGGTGTATACCAAAGATGTACTTTAGTAACACTAATGCTGACAGTAACGGAGCTTCAGGGCCTGTATCTCCTAACATCCGTGAATTTGTGTTGTACAACCACATTAAGACCGTTTCTGCAACCCTTAAAGCAAAGGTGAACTAAATATGCCAGCTAAAATCCATGTAACAGGGCCAGCACATGTTTTCGTAGGGCACAAATCTGATTTACCTGCTAGCGGTATTTATTTGGGAACATGTGAGAAATCCCCAGATTTTGAAACTGAATTTAAATGGGGAGACATCAACAACGACATTGCAGGTTCAGCACCTATAGATCTTGTGTTTAAAGGTATGATGAGCAAACTGCAATTCCTCATGACCCGCTTCAATGACGCAAATGTGCAAAACTTTGTTGGGAATGTTAACTCCAGGGCTAAACGGCACGGAATCACACACCAGCCCGGTATTACTGATGGTGGTCAGATAGGTTCACTATCTGAATATACCCATGCGTCTGTAGTCAACGCTGGATATTGGATGGCTATTAAATTTGAATTTGCTGCATTAACCGCAGTAGATAGCTTTTTACCTAAAGGATACTTTTTCCCATCGGTTAGCCCATCACAATTTGGGTACGAGGAAGGTGCACTAGGCACAAATGGTAAAAAGCTTCAACTAGGTGTAGAAGCACACGCAGCAGTAGTTAAACCTGGGGTGTACGCAGCTAACGGCGTAAATTCAGGTATGACAGCAGGTGATTACACTTTGCGTTTGTATTCAACAGACACAAGCATTTTTGATTTTGCTGCACTCCCTAACATCGACTAAGGGGTAGGTTATGCCAGAAAAACCTAACATGATCCCAATAGATCACGATAAGCCTAGGGAGAAATTCCTAGGCTTAACTCTTCCTAGAGATCCCGCAGAAATTATAAAGAAGAATAATGAAGCTGCTAGGAGTGACCCTAGAGGGCATCAAAAAACCCAAGGCACATTTATAGCGGATGTAGAGTACTCTAAAGACGCTATATCAGAGCGTGCAATGCCTAGCTACTTACTTAAGCAAATGACAAATTTAGGGGGTTTTAGCACTAACCCAGAAGTAAGGGATAAAGCTAACGCCACAATAAGAATGCAACAAGAAAAAGATTCTGCTGTTATGGCTGGATCTAATTGGAGTAAGGAAGATCTAAAAAACCTAAAATCTGAGAGATTACAAGACCTAAAAAAAGTAGATGAAAAAAACAATTTAATAGGCACAGGTGAAAACGACACAAGGGAACAGAAAATATTCTTTAACGCAGTAAAGAATCAATCAAACAGAACTAGCAGCATATCGCAAGACACAGACAGGCAGGGAAAGAAGCCAGAGGAAGTACTTCCAACAACTAGCTTTAATAGTTTTCCTTTAAATCTAATAACAGGTATTCCTACTGCTAGGTTTGCAAATTCTGTAAAACCTGAAACAACACTAAAGGGTTTTAGTAAATCAGCAGAAGATATTTTTAATTCTTTATCAAAACCTAAGAATCAAAACTCATTAATGCCTGCACCAAGTGTAGATACAGAAGAAAAAACACCTAGCCCTGCTCCTACACCAACCCAAAATAATACAAGTTCAATAGCAGATATACCTGCTCCTCCTGCAATTGGGCAAGAAAATATAAAAGAGCAAACAAAACTAACTCAAGTTAAACCACAAATAATTACACCTACGCAAATGGGAAAAGCTTTCTCAATGCTTCCAAGTGTAGCTCGTGGAACGGCAGCAGCAGGACTAGGTATATTTGCCTTAACACAAGCACTTAGAGGCCCTGTTACTAAACCACCACCAGTAGTTCCAAAGCCTGTACCTAATCCTGTGCCTGTGCCACCAACACCAAATCCTGTGCCACCGGATCCAACTAAACCAGATCCAACTAAAGTAGATCCAAACGAAAACCCAGAAGACGAAATAAGACGCAGAAAAAAAGAAGAGGAAGATAAAAAGAGACAAGACCCTAAACCTGTTGACCCTAAACCTGCTGATCCTAAACCAGAAGAAGAAACACGCACAGATGACGAACCTATAAAAGAGCCTAAACCAGAAGACAAAAAGGAACCTCCTAAAAAAGAAGAACCTCCTAAAAAAGACAAACCTCCTGAACCTTGGCAAGTGCCATTTATGCTACCAACGCAATCAAGCGTACAGTCATTCCCTAGCTTGATCACAGGTATTCCAACACACAGCGCACCATCATTTGAAAAAACACAACTAGAGATAAATTACTATTCCGAATTGGGGTTCTAAATGGCACAAGTAAAATCCCCAATAGTTGACATTCTAAAAGCTATAAAAACAGCTATTAAGACAAGCTTAGGAATCACCAATGACACAACAGTTAAAATTGTTGCTAGGGATGATCTACCTATTTACGCAGGGGATTTCGATGTACTTATAAAGGCTAACCTGCCCTACCCTATTGAAGAATTTGTTTCTGGGGCAGGTAGAACAGCTAGCGTGGTTCTTAGAACTATCACAATAGTAATACGAACTAGGTTAGCAGTTGATAGAAGTGATACGGATGAGCGCGCTTTGATGGATCCTATTTACGGTCACCTAAGGCGTGAAGAACAGATATTAAATTGTTTGCACTTAAAATTCCTATTCAACACTAACGGTGACATGATTAGTGCGGAACCTGTGCGCCTAAGCGAACCTAATTCTGCTTGGGGGGAATTAGCACATTACAACAAAGAAGATTCAGACAAGTCATCACAGAGGCAGGTATCCAGGTCGTTTTTAAACTTTGAAGTTAAATACATAATGGATGTTGCATAATGGGAATATCCGCAAATTACTTAGAATATGGCCCAATTAAAATTAACTTAGTGCATGTAAAGGATTACAAGCGCGAGCCTATGTACGCCGACAAAGAGCAAACACATTACCTCTACACCCGACACACATTAAATGTAGAAGGTGTTGTATCTCAAGATAATGAAGTTAATTTTAAAACATTTGAAGTTGCGGATGATGCTATTGAAGTAGATGTGATCATTAAACACTTCCTAACACAACCTAGACAAAAACTTAAATATGTGGTTGGCGGCACAGTGCTTTTAGAAAGCCCTGAGGAAGGTCAAATAATAGATTGCACTAACGGACCAAAACCTAAAGGTTTTTCAATCAACAAGATAAACGGTGTAAATAGCACCCAAGTAACATTTACAATACAAACGGATGTAAATGACGCACATATTTTCGGCGCGCCTAAGTATGCTATTTTAAGCAATAGTTACACAATGGAACACATTATTGATCAAGACTTCTACACATCAAGAAAAGTGTCAGGGATGATACACTTCAGAACTGATGTGATGATAGATGAAAACCTATCACCTGACGATTTTAGAGAGCTAATAAATATACCCACACCAATCACAATGAAAAGGGATTTAGTCAAGTGCAGGCTACACCCAGGTTCAATGAAGATGGAGTATTCATTCATTGACAGAGAGACACATTTCCACTTAGATAATCGTCTTAATAAAGCAGTAGACAGTTACACAACCTTTCCTAAACCCAACATGAAAAACATAACACGCTTGGAAATAACCCAAGGCGTGACATGTATGCAACCTACCACATACTCAGCAGCACAAGACGCATATAAAGCTGCTAGCGCGACTATGAACGAATCTGGTAAAGGTATGCAGAGGTGGAGAACCTTGTCTAATGTTGGTGCCGCTATTGGTGCTGCTTTACCTGTCACTGAAGAGAATTTAACCATTCAGGTTTATGGTAACAACTTGTCTGATAAATCTGATTTAGAATACCTTATTTATTACATAGTTCAAAAAAAGCTTCCCTACCAACAGTCAGCAGGGAAATACAATTTTAAACTTGAAATTGATGCTATGGGCAGTTACGCGCGTATTCAAGTAAACCGCACAAGTAGCCCATTAAATGTTACTGGCGAGGGGCTTGCAAGTTTATTAGGAAACGATCTAACCAAGTGGTTATTTGGGCCACAAAAAAACGCCGACTTACACAACAGATTTTTAGATGCTTCAGTAATTCTAACTGGGGATAAATTTGATTTAAATCGACTTCACAACAAGAGCTTTTTCGCAGATCTCCAAAAAGATAAAAAAACTTACGGAGAAAGTATGGATGGTGTTTTCATCAAGACTTATGTAAAGGGGCAGCTAAATCCCGATCTTATAGATTTATCACCTATATCTGCTAGATCAGGTAGCGATCAGATGCGCGGATCTTTCATGGAGCAGATATTTGTTGAAGGCGTACGCTCTAACCCTTCAGAATACCCAATTGATCCTCATCAGAATACACATGAGGAATATAACAATGATCGTAAAGATAATAGCCCTGAACAACACCTAGGGGATAAAAACAAATGAGCTATTACAACAGAATAAAACAGGAGAATGGTGGAGCAATAAGGGTAGAAGGTTCTCTATACCCTAGAAAAAGTATTCGGTATTACAGAGAAGATAAAAACCCTAACAAGGGCAAGCCTAAACTTCCGGTGCGTGAGGAAGAATTAAAAGATGTGTTCATCGATGTAGTAGTAGCTAAACCTCAACTTTCTAAACGAGCTAAACTAAGCGCTGAAGATAAAGTAAAGTTCGATAAAATCCTAAATTCTCAAGTAAGTAATTTTATTTTTAAAAACTTCCCCTGGGATAAAACTAAAAAACCTAGAGAGTATTGGATTGAACAGGATGTTTGGGAAGATGATGTAATGCTAACTGGGTTTGAATCTTTCAACAGTTGGTACAAGGTTTACAAACCTTCAGATGCTAATCGCTCTTCTGCTAAAGGTGGCACAGGGTTCTGGATGCTAGCAATTAACAAGCTGATGAGTGGCGGTTACCATGACCAACAATTCATGCCCGGACTCCATCTAACCGAACTTTTAAGAAAAATAGAGGAGCAGTACGATGAGTAACCCTAACTCTAGAAAAGTGTTAATATCTCTAGCGCACGCCAGATTCCCATACACTATGGCTAGCATTTCTGTGTCGTATTTAACGGAAAACGACATACTTAAAACTAGAGTTCTTGGGTTGCAATCATCCTCAAAAATATTTGAACTTGGGTCAACTGCTACAGAGACAGTTGTGTTCTCATTTGTGCGGTCAAACAAACCCCCTGACATACCGTCTTTCCTAAGCCAATACACATCTTTAAACAAAAGAACACTTATAAGCCACACTGTTCGCATGGAGGCTCCAGAAGTCAACCATACCACAGGAACTACGGAATATTCCTGTAGCGGTTCCGCAGTGTACATGTTAGAATATTCGGATATTTATAGTCTTAAGTCGAAGAGGTTTTTCTACCCTAGAAGCCCTATTGATGGAAACGATATCTTTGCTCATACATCTTCACTAAACGGCGAAAACACAGAAGATTGGACATCCTTTGTTTACGACTGGATGGGTGGAATGGAATACAGCACAACCCCTACAAACTAACAGGATAAAACATGATAGATTACACAGGAACCTACGGTTTATTTACTAAACTAGGGCTTATTGGTGGGTTTATATCCGATATAAACACATTTCAAAAATCCTTAGTTAATGTAAAATCTCCAACATTAACTAATAAGTTTACATCCAACGGTAAGACTAAAATAGTACTTGATTACATACCTGCTATTGATAGCCAAATTAGTTCTGTAAGCAATCTAGTTCCTGATGTTTTTGTAAATGTGGCGGAAGGTGTTTTAATAGATTCTGTAACAGCAAACGACCCTCTAATACCAGCCACCGTAGATGATTGCCTGTTAGAACTAGTATCTCAAATGAAGGCGGATAACATCACCGTTCAAAAGATGTTAAACACTGTAACTGTATCAGACCCTAGCGGACTAAATTTAATTAGTGTTGCCGTTGTAAATTCGGATGGTGGTTCTAACCAACACACCCTGGCAGAAAATATAAGACTAGAAGTAACTTCTGATTCATTCACAGGTGGCACTGGTGCAGGTAACGAAACACTAACGGTTAGAGCAAAAGACATTGCCACCGGGGTGTTTAACTACGACTACCCATCTGGATCAGGTGCAGATATTACAGTTGAGCGCGTAAACATGAACGCCAGTGCCTCTGAAGGAAACTCTATCACCAACGGTAATTTTAATCTTACAGACGCAGCAACACCTACTATACCTGCTAATTGGGATGCTGTAACATCCTATGGTGTAGCCGGAACAAACTGGCTCGTATCTTCAAACGGCCTAAAAATCCAAAACTTAGCAAGTGTTCGACTAAAGCAAAATGTGTCATCGTATGTAAGTGCTAAGAAGGTTTATCATGTGTATTTTAGGTTTAAATTAAATTCGGCCGCTGTCTTGTCTAGTGGTTCAATCACAGTAGATTTAGTGGATTCTGCTGACAACACTATGGTGGACAATTCTAACGCATACCTAGCCAAGAGCGTTTTATTTAGTTCAATAAACGCAGCAAACTTAGGCGTTTATCAAAATGTTAGTGCCACCTTTGTGGTTGGGTCTAAAACACCAACTACGGTGTTTTTAAGAATCATGTGCAATGGTACAAATCAAACCGGGGTTACAGTTGAGCTTAACAGGCTTGTTCTAACTGAGATGAACGAACTGTACACAGGTGGTCCATACATCTCCCTTCTAGGTTTAGATTCAGAGCCTATGTACACCGGACAGCGTGTCAACATTTCCATCACAAAAACTTTAGACGGTGGTTCTGGAACATACACCAACAACACTTTTCAAGTTTTGTTTAACAGGCTTTTTTCTACTGCGGAAAAAGGCATTACATTACCTTTTAGCACCGTACCAAGTGTATTGGACTCATTAATACAATAATGCAAGCATACTACGATGGAACGCCACTGTTGCACCCCAGCGAAGATGTACTTCAATATGCAAGTACAGACGGTATGCTATTGATTGAAGACTACCTTCAAGGAATTTATAATACAAATGTAGATTCCACAGATATCTACTCCCCTACCCAACAAAACATTTACAGCAAATTACAATTAGGGCAGTTGTACTGGCCTACTGGAGCTAAAAGATTTGGCTGTGGGTTATTCTTAGTCAGTTCAGACTTTTTAGAAAAATTACCAAAGTTTGATTTATCAGGTAGTGCGGATTCAGAAGACACATTAGGTGGTTTACGCTCCACCGTAAACCACCTGCATAGGTACACATCAAAAAATTTAGATCTTTCAGAAGGCTACAAACCACTACAAGCTAAAATGTGGATGTTGCCCCCTAGGCCACTATTTCAACAGCGTAGGGTTCCTACAGGATTAGCAGAAAACACCGCACGAATTCCTTACCCGCACCTTAATGGTATTTGGGTACTTCCATTAGTGGATGATAGGTATTTTTGGTGGAACTTTACCACAGGCGATTTTAAACTTCCTACATGCACTAGTTGGGAAAACCTATTCAAAGCTATTTTTAAAAACTTAGGGTACACAGATTCACAAATTATAATAGACCCTATCTCAGTAGATTACTTGTTTCCGCACTCTATATTTAGAACAGCTTCGCAATTGACTAAGGTTCCTCTTCTCCTAGATACAATTGCACATTCGTGCGGCACTAGGATTATTTTAAACTACGATGGTAGTGTTCGTGTGATGAACGCACAGAAAAGTTTTGAAGAGGACAGCACAAGATACTCTACATCAAACACGCAGAGGTCTGGTGGTTTTGGAAGCTTGATATCTACTGCAAAAGATTCAATGGCTTCTAATTACTCAACTAATTCTGACATTACAAAAAGTGAAACAGAGTTTAAAAAACTAAAAAGTATCATGCGCGATACTGCGGGTGTAATACCCAGGGCAATTAGCTTTTTAATGTCTGGGTCAGTGTACGCCACAGTTACAACAGAAGGTGGCGGAGAGACAGGTAATGTTGTTAACGCCGAAGGTGATGACAACACTAATTCTGCTTTTATGTCAGGTGGTCAGGTTTACTATTATACCTCTACAGATGCATCTCCGTTACCACCAAGCACATTTACGCGCAACATTGGCGGTACAACTACAGAAGTTGTTACACCTATTTCAGGAGATTACGCTTACGACCTAAATAAGAAACTACTATACCCATTCACTACAACTTGGGGCGAACCATCATCAGGGAAATCACTACCTTCTAAATATTTTAAAATTAATGCATCTAGCTATAAATTAAAGGTAAAAAGCTGTCCAGAATACGCGCAAAAGCCTAGCAACAAGACAGATAAAGAATTTAGCCAAACCCAGCTAAACAACTTTATTGAGGTGTATAAGAACGACTGGCTTCTGTATCAGATGAGCGATGTTAATCTAATTTTAAACGGTATAGAAAAGATAGATCCTACCGGAATGTTTGACTATGTTCTGTACGACATCGGCAATATAGTAACTAAAGTTGCAAGAGCACCCTACAACGACCCAGTACAAGATATTTACATTGAGTCGTACCTAGGTGATGAATCAGGGTGTGATGCTGATGCCTACCCATGCGGTCAATGCAAGGGTATGCAGGGCGGTAGTCTCACTAGCCAGCTATACGGTTTTGGTAACTCTAGTATGTTTTTACCCTACAGCCCGGTGCAGGTAAAAAACTCTACACTTCCAATTAATGCCGATCCAGCTAACTACCCGAACTACCACAAGCCACCATATGTAGTTAAATTTTGCTTAGGATCTGCTGTTGGTAATGTTGCCCTGGATTATCATTTCCAAACACAGGCAATGGTATCGGTGTATTGGAATGGTAGCAAGGTAACATCACGCCAAATTAACGGTGCAAAATCTTTTACCTGCCAAGGATGTGCACAATGTTGGGGAAGACTCACATTTGCAAAAACTGCAAAAACCCCTGCGTACGCAACCGTAGTAATTGAAAAAGTAAACGACTACGACACAGATTTACAGCTATTACAAAACCAAAATTGGTACATGAATATGAGGTGTGTAGATTCACAGCCATACCCTGCACCCAGGGCGGTTGCGTGCGATCAGAAGCTGGATGAGGTTGGTGGAATATTTACCTTAGGTATGTTTACTAGTATTCCAATTAACATACCATCGAGCAGCAATGGTTTAGTACCAAACACCTCAGTATGTGTAGCGGACGCAGCAGAATCAGACTTTCAGTGCGGTGGGGTAAATTGCACTATACCTGCAAACCTTATAATGTCTTTTGAATCACCTCCTGACTCTTGCAAGTGGTTAAAAGACATCACAATACCATTACAGCAATCTGTTTTTGATGGTGGTTGGGCTGGAATAAATGATCAGTTTGGCCCTTTAAAAGACATAATCCAAGCCAAGCTAAGGTTAGTAGGTAACAACGGATTTGACCTTACATTTAAAGATATAGTCAATGTATCTAAGCCCCAAGTACAACTGACTTCTGGAACTACCTGTATTTGCACACCTTTTAAATTACAGTTTATGGCAGGTAATTTAACTTCATTCTCTTGCGTAGGCTCAACCACAAAAATAATTATTCAAGAGGCATAACATGCAGATCCAATTTAAAAATGGCCCATCTTCTGTAATAGAAGCAAACGCAGCAGCTAATGCGTACCTAGCTGGTGAACCAGCCTACGCAAACAACACCAATAGTCTATACATTGGTGGGGTTCTACTATCCACAGGTGCTACTTATTATGTCCAGGGCACACAACCCACAGACCCAACTAACCCTGAGACTGCTAAAGCTTTTTGGTTTGATACAGACGATAACTTTTTATACATCTGGAAGTACGCTGGTGGCACAGGCGCGTGGACTCGTGTTCTAGCTTCAGGGTCAACAGGCCCTGCCGGACCAACTGGCGCAATAGGCGCAATAGGCGCACAAGGATTACAAGGTATTCAAGGCGTTCGTGGATCTACCTTTTTATCAGGCACAACAGGCCCAATTTCAACAACTACTGCGATAGATGGGGATTACTTCCTTAATACAACAACACGCTTATTATACGGCCCTAGGGTCACTACAAACGGCGTTGTCAGTTGGGGCGGCGCAATAGACCTAAAAGGAGAAACCGGGGCACAAGGGCCACAGGGAATTCAGGGTTTAGCTGGTGCTGATGGACCCGCAGGTTCTAAAATTTTCTACGGAAACGAAGTACCAACTACTAACTTTCCTAACCCTACAGAGCGTAGGGAAGGTGACTTTTTTATAAATCTAGTCACAGGCAGGCTGTACGGTGGTTACACAAATTCACAAGGTTGGGGGGCAGGTGTATCTCTCCTAGGCCCACAAGGTGTAGCAGGCCCACAGGGTAATGCAGGTAGTGCTGGTCTAGAATGGCGCGGAACATGGTCATCGGGAACAACCTACCCTGAACATTCGGTTGTTCAATATCTAGGCTCTAGCTATGTATCAATAAAAACTACAACCAATATACCGACTAACGCCGAGTATTGGGATTTAGTAGCGTCTAAGGGCACAGGAAGCACAGGAAGTGGTGTTGCAAATATAATTGCAAATGAACCATTAGTATGGGATTCAACCACAAGCTCACTTACCTTTAGTGTGCCAAATGCAGCTACGGGCAATGTTCTAAAATACAACGGAACAGCATGGGTAGCCGGAACTAGTGATGCAGCTAAATCAATACACTCTGGAACAGGTGCTCCAACCTCCACAATAGGGGTAATTGGCGACTTTTACATGCAAATGGCAGGTACAGGTGCTCCAATACTATTTGGGCCTAAAACAGCACCTGGGTGGGGTTCTGGTGTGTCACTTTTAGGGGCTAGTGGACAAAATGGTATAGCTGGTCCTGCTGGTGCTGATGGCACCGCAGGTATGGAGTGGAACGGCACATGGGATCCTACCGTAAACTACTCCAAGGGCGCGGTAGTTTACTACCTAGGATCGGTGTATATTTGTGAAATTAACAACACCTTAAACATCACGCCGAACACCACTGCTAATTGGGATCTACTAGTTGCTAAGGGTGCACAGGGCGACCCTGCTAATGTGGTTGGAACCGCGCCTGTTGTTATTACCTCAAACACAACAGGTACTGCACCTAACACAGTAACAACACTCACTGTGGCACTATCTGCGGGTACTAACACAGGTGATGTTTTAACTTGGAATAACACAACTAAATCATGGTCATCAGTTGCACCAAATATACTTTTAGATGGTTTAGATGATGTTGTAATAACAAGTGTTAAGTCTGGTGAGGTTTTAACCTACAACGGCACAAAGTGGGTTAACGGCGAAATAACCTTAGACTCACTTTTAGATGTTACAACCACTACGCCTACAAACGGTCAAATTCTATCCTTTAATGGCACTATTTGGAAAAATGCAGATACAGTAAGCACCATTAACGCAACTTTACCTTTGTCCTGGGATAAAACTAAATCCACTATTAGCATTACAGCGGGTACAAAAAACAATCAGGCTTTGTTATGGGATACTACCTCTTCTTCATGGAAAATAAACTCACTTCCCCCTGCTGATATAACTGCTAATCAACCACTATTCTGGAATTCTACAGATAAGACACTTTCGTTTAGTGTTAACGCACAATCGGGTAATGTGTTGATTTATGATGGTGTTAATTGGGTTGCAGGAACACCCTACGACCACTCTAGACCAACCATACTGTGGGGTGAAGGTGTACCAGAACAGGGTTTTGGAAGATCTGGTGATTTCTACATCGACACTGTAGGACACTATTTGTACGGTCCAAAGTGTAGCGGTTGTTTAAACAACAAATGGACTACTATTCAAGCTCCTGTAAATTTAGTTGGGCCTGCTGGACCTACAGGTGCTGCTGGAAGTCAGGGAGTTCAGGGAGTACAAGGTTTAATAGGGCCAATGGGTCCACAAGGAAATTCCACACAAAATCTAATTCGTAAAGTAGATTTTGTTGGGGCTACAATGCCACCATCTACAGACTACAACTACCTTGGGAACAACGGCGATTTCTTAATTGTAAACGGCGCATCAAGTGTACGGTGGTACGGACCTAAGGTTAGCGGCGCATGGCCTTCCACATTTATAGAACTAAAGGGAACCGCTGGTTTACAAGGTTTAAAAGGTGACACAGGCGCACAGGGGGTTCAAGGACCTCAGGCAGGTCAAATTATCCACAGTGCTGTAGTAAATTCAAATTTATCTATACCGCCCGACCCATCTTCATCTTTAGGTGCTGTAGGTGATTTTCATATTACAGAACTAAACACCTCCTTAGGTGAATATGTTGGTAGTTTTTTGTTTGGGCCTAAAACCACTAATACGACTGACCCTTGGGGAACTCCTAGAAATTTGCGCGGGCCTTCAGGATCTATAGGAAGCACAGGGCCACAGGGACCAGCAGGTGTTTCACCTAATCCAGCTTTATCCGATATAAATGGCGGTTTGTTCAACACAGGCACAACACAAAACCCAACACTAGCTGTAAAAACTACCACAGGCACAGGCCTAGTATTAAAAAATATTGGAACATCCACAAGCCCACATTTAGCTTTAGATTTAGGGGCTTTAGGTGTGTTTTATTTAGACAGTCTTAATCAATTAAGGCTTAGACCTGTATCTAACAACGCATCCCAAAGAAGGAGCTTTTTTGGCATATGAAAACAATAATTTTAAACAATAAATCTAGGCTATATGTTCAATCACAAGGTGTTGCGTGCAATGTTACGGCAACCACACATTTGATGGAATTTGTAAAAAATTCTAATTTGTACCCTGGGTCTATAGGAGAAGAAAACTACGAGCGTATTTTCTACAGCCAACCCTCGCAGAACAATGTAAATACTCTTGTTGAGCACACTACAGAAAAGACAAGAATTGTGCGAGAGATTTACCTATACAACAACGCGCTAACCTCGCAAGTGTATAGCTTAAGAATTCGTAGCTACACAGATTTAACTTTGCCAACAGGAACATCAACAGGACAAAAAGATAATCCTGATAACTACAAAGACACATGCCTAATAGACCTTAACTTAGCACCTGAAAAGGTGTGGAGATTATCTGAAGCGTTTCTACTTAGCTACCCTTCCGTAATTGTTTTAGACAATCAAAATATGGATGAAATATCCATAGTAACCGCACCAACAGGCACACAGACTCTAAACAGTTCAGACGCTGTGCATGTGACTGTCTCCCACGGAATTACTGGAGACACTACTTGGGGAATAACGGAGACACTAACACAGAAGGTAATCACAGGCGCAGGTAACACATCAATTTACAAGTTACCAACCTCTGCATCACCTAACTCTACAATTATAAAACAAATCTGTCTTTACAACAGCAGTGCAAAAACTATTCGCATAAAATTAGGTTTTGGGCCTCCTACATCAAGCAATTTACAAGGTTATCTTTTTGACGGCGAATTAGCACCTAACAAGAGTTGGTGGAGTGATGGAAACACTTATCAAAAAATAGAAGACTACACTAGTGGAACTGGCGGATCTGGAGGATCCGGCAGTAGTGGTTCTATAGCACTAAATCCTGTTTTACCTCTTAACTATCAGTCCACAGGAAGTGTTTTAAAAATAGCACAAGCTGGTGCAACAGACAGGCAGGTTTTAGGTTGGGATGACACAGCAAAGGAGTGGAGGCCACAGGACAACCTAGAAGTGTTGACACCTGTTTACCCTCTGGAGTACAATATGAACACATTACAACTCCTATTAGGGCGTAATAATGCTGTAGATGGTCAAGCCCTAGTATGGAACACAGCCAACAACAGGTGGCAACCTGGAACATCAGGTGCACCAACTAACGCATCGGCTGGTTTGGTAATAGACGGAGGTAGCTACTAATGGCAATTATTAAAGCACTTAAAATACTGACACAGCCCCAGGGCGCACGGTATAACGCTACACTAAGCACACAACCTGTTATTCAGGTTGGTAATTTAGATACGGTTACTAACGCATTCACCGTAGATACTGCGTATGTTGGTACGGTTCTAGTTGTTGAGGGTGCTGGTAATGCTGGTTATAACTTAAGCGGTACACTATCAATACCGTTTGTAAATGGTGTAGCAACATTTACTAATGTGGGATTTGTACCAGATTCCGCAAATAGCACATTAGATATTACACCTGCGTCTCTATCTTTCGTTACGACTAATTTAAATGTTGTGTCTTCAATAACATTTTCAATTTCTAACGCTTCTAAGTTAGTTATAACATCATCACCTGTACCAACGACTACGGTATTAAACCGTGTGATGCAGATACCTGTAAAAGTGCAATTTAGAGATGCGTCAAACAATGACATACCTTTAGAGGGTATTTCAATTGTAGCAACAGCAGTAGGAGCTACCTTAAGCGGTACAACGACACTACAAAGCGCCTCTGGTGGTTTTGCAATATTTACACAGTTAACTTTTTCAGGTGGCGCTAATGCAGTAGTGACATTCTCTTCTCAAGGAATGACACCCGCAACACTTAATTTAAATCTTCAATATTTAGACATAATAAAACCTAGAAGAAGCTTAGTTGCAGGCGATTTTCCTGTTTCTGGAGATTTAGTACCTTTTGAGATAGCTATTAATATTCCAGATAAGCAGTTATGGGTTGCAGATCAAACGGGAACACCTGTTCTTATTAGTACTAGTGGCGGGGGGAGTGGATCAGGAACATTTACATCAAGTGCAACAGCACCAACATCACCTGCTCAAGGGGATCGATGGGTTAACACCACAGATGCTGTTTTATACACATACTACCAAACAGCTTGGGTGCAGTTTAATAATTAAGGATATTTAATATGACTTGTTTTTACGATGCTGTATATAAAGACGCTAGAGGTACGCAAGTATCTGATACATCTGTAAAAGTTCGTAGTGCCCCAAATAAATCTTTAAATTTTTATATAAGAGGTATAAGTGTTGTTAATATAAGAAGTACAAACTTTCAACAAACTCATCAAGGTCCAGCACCTACTAACGCTAGCAGTTATGGAATAACAGGAAGCCCAATATCTGGCCACGGCTATAATGACGGAACTTTTGCATTTGCTTTAGGGGGCGGGCCAGAAGATTCAACTCGATACTTTTTATTTGATTTCATAGAGCTAGACTGCAACGAGGGCAGCACAGACTACACACTAAATTTTAATTCAACCCCAGCAGGAACATACATTGTAGAGTTTCGAGGGCCATCCACAATATTATTCTTTACCGTTATTGTAGAGCCAACACTTGCATTACAAGGAGATAATTATTGCGTCAGTGATGCTGGTGCGAGTAGAGCTAACGGATCGTACACTTTAAATAATGGAGTTTACGAAAACTTAGCTGATCCTAATATTACAATAGAATGGGATGCCTCTAGGTGGGTTATAAAAGAAGGTAATTTTTGGTTATATAGCAACACCACAGGGCAGCAGAGTGCGGTACCTCTTACAGGGTGGACAGCAGCGTATGGCACAGGAACACCTACGCTATACCACACAGAGTGCATTGCAAATAATTATTGTGTTTCTGGTGCTGGGGCAAATTGGTTCAATGGAACATATGTTAGAATAACCCCATCATCTGGGGCGACAGTAGAGTTTGAAAAAGTTGGACAAACTAATTTAAGAATTGCTCGGTCGAGTGGCGGGGGTTGGCTTATTTATAATAATATAAGTGGAGGTGGAAACTCATACTCACATGTTAATTTTGGAAATTCTGCTACTCCCCCACTTACTGGTTGGAATGTGGTAAATAGTAGTCATGCACCAGCCCCAACAATAGTTTCAGGATCTTGTACATCACCTACACCAACTCCTACACCTACACCAACACCTAGTCCAACTCCAACATCAACACTAAGCCCATGTTTAGCACCAGCAAACACAAACACAGGCCCATTCTTTTTCCCAACTACAAAAGCAACAAACGACATTTACAGCTTTGCAGGTAGAGCATGGTATTGGAACAGCTACGCATGGCACAGGTATTGTATGTCTCCAACACCCACACCTACTCCAACCCCAACACCTACGCCAACGGTCACATCAATTTCACCAACCACAGGCACTACGGCAGGTGGACCAAGT